AGGACTTAGTGCGTCCCATGTAATTCGCAATGCGCTTGCTCGAGTACCTCTCAGCACGTAAATCCCGCAACAACGCATCGTGCTCCTTGGTCCAATGTTTGTATGTCCTAGGCATCTTGTTCTCCTCCATCTTACGTTCAGTCATAACAATTCCTTTCTACCTTTTAGTTTATTTAACGCTCTGGCCTGCACCTGACGAATACGGCCAATAGAAACACCATACTCCTCCGCAGCCTCTCGCTGTGTGCAGCCCTCCAGAAATCTGATGGTGAGCACACCCTTCTCGCGGGGCGTCAATGTATCCAGCAACTTTTTAATCTGGTCTCTATCCTCGATTAACTTCATCATCCCCTCGCATCCACTTAACATCGTTTAGCAGGGCCATTTTGTCCGAGGTCACAGATTCTAGTTTTTGCGTTAGGCGAGAAATCTCATTGCGCTGCTTGGCCATCTTAGCCCGCAGTCGTGCGTTCTCCTGTTCAAGAACTCTTACGCTACTCATCTCACAGGCCTTGCCTTGGGACGTATCGTCCACCCACTCACCACATCAGTCGGCTGGCACTGGGCCATCGAGTCTGGGTACTCGGCTATGATAGTAGGATACATCTCATCCATTGCGTTGGCACAGGACGGCTGATCCCGAAACGCAATCGTCGATTCAAAAGTCTGGGTTTCAAACGTGTACGTCAACACAAGTATATGCCAATAGATCATGCGCTTTCCTTCATTACTCTGTGCAGCACTCCAATCGCCGCGTTCTTTGTTACGCCGAAGTGTGCTCCTATCTCCTTGAACGTATACCCCTCGTCGCGCATCCACAGCGCCTCAAGGATATCGTCGTCGGTCCACTTCTGACTGTGCTGTCTTTCGTACTGTCCTTTGTTTGCGTTGGGCATTACATCTCCTCCTTCACAGGATAGACCACTGTATCTTCGTCGTATCCCAAGAGTAACTCTGAGTCGAAAACACCCTCGCCAGCCAAAGCCTTGGTTCTTGCCTCGTACCTGTTGGACGCCTCAACATCGTAAACCTCTACAAGACTGCGAAACAAAGCCACTTGAAACTTTGGCATCACGCTTCCTCCTCGTACTCCGGCACCCAGCTTTCGTTCTTGCCGTACTGGTACGCACCCTCGAACATCATCCCCTCGTCCTGATAGTCAGCCTCGACGTCTATGCCATGGGACTGTAGCGCATCCCAAACAGGAACAGGTGGAGACCACGCCGTCCAGCAGCGGAACGAGAACCACGCAACTTCCTCGGGGCCCTCCTCATCAGACACCTCCAACGCATCTATGATCTCAACGTCCGCGACATCCCACTTCGTGCCCCAGTGCTCAACGCGCCAGTCATAGCCATCCATCCCAGCCGATTCGGCAAAAGGAACAGGCAACACAGCGTCACAGAAACGACCTGCCTCCAGATTGTGGTAAAGTTCGCGCACCAAGGCACTCGGTCCTTTGATGTACACAGATTGATAACAGTGATTAGGCATTAGTTCTCTCCTTTGTTTGATTGATACACAGCCGCGGCAAAGCCCCGAGGTGTGGCGGACCTGATGTCCTTGGTTCTCTGAGACTTGCCGCCCAGCTTCATCATCGCCGTGCTGTACCCGTTGCCGTGGTAAGCCTCGCAATCAACAGCGACCTTCTCAGGCATGACAAACCCGCCGCCCGTCCACAGGCACGTCTTCTTCTTGTATGCGTCACGCGGCGCGATGTACTCGGGCCAACGCGGATGCTCCGCCTGATCGTCAGCGATGTACCCACCGTACTCATACGGGTGGAACGAATAGTCAGGCTTGCGCCACTTGGTCGCCAAAACTGAAACAGGGTTCTCGATGAAATATGGTACGCCCATTTCCTCAAAGAAGTCCGCGCACATCACAGCATGGCTGACAGCCTCCTCTTGGAACGATGGGTTGGCCTCTGCTTTTTTAGCGAACCACGCAGCCCCGCTCACGGACATGTCAGTGCAAACAGGGAAGGCCATGCCGAATACAACAGGCTGATCAGAAAACTTTGACCACAGCGCCTTGAACGTAGACACCTTGTGCAGGTCCGCGCGGTGTGAATGTATGCTGCCGCCCTTGGTGCCATACGATTGGAACTGTCTTAAGGGGTGTTGGATGTCAAACATATGACACTCATACCCCGCCTCGGCCCACGGCCTACAGGCCTCGCCCGTGAAGTCATAGAGGGATAGTACAATGCCCTTGCTCATCACACTGTCTCCTTCCAGATCGCCAACGCCTCTTCAAAAGGCAGGTCGTTCAAAATCACAGTAACACCCGCCGCACGGGATGGCCGCGTCTTGAGCGCAAACACAACATCATTGTCCGCAAACTGAAACAGAAACTGCTTCTTCAGATTTTTCTTCAAATCACGCGCACTGAGCCAATCGTTCACCGCATCACAACTCCAAGCCTCCAAGGTCGGAGGCAAACAGCTGCGGATCAGGACACCATCCGCACCCTCATAGCTGAACGGTGAAGGAGGCAACGACTTGAAGGAATCATGCACCTCGGTCATCTTGGCACGATAATCACCCTTGAACTTAGGGTGGGCATAGTCACGGTCAGACCCGCCATGCCCATCGTTGCTAACAATCGCAACAGGCTTGCCGTCTACATATAATGAGGCTTGGTAACAGTGAGTCTCCTCAGATGCCCACTCAGTGTGCTTGATGTTCTTCAGTTCTAGTTTCATGGTCGTCGCTCCTTGGTTAATCTATTAATTGAGTACTGCGTACAAGTTATCGATCCTCGGTCCTCGGGTCAAGGACTTTGTTCCTCGGGTCAAGGACTTTGTTCCTCGGTCCTGAGTACGCTGAGTTCCCTTATAGGGATATTCTCTAGAATTTTTTGAAAAAAAAAAAAACTTTTCAAATGAGACGTACTAAACGTACTAAACGTACTATTAAAAATTAAATACAGTGATATCAACCTTCTAAGTAGCCCATGGGGTAGTACGTTTGGGGGTACGGTAGTACGTTTCTCTGGTGAAAACCCCTATATAGGAAAGATTGCCTCCCGTTACCACTTGGTATAACATGTGGATAAGCAACAAACGAGGCAACAATGGCGTCCACGAAACAGAAGATCGAAGAAGAGCACGGTCGCAAGCTGACTAACAGGCAAATGACGTTCGCCCGACATATCGTCGAGGGCATCTACTCCAACGCTGAATGCGCTCGGAAGGCGGGGTACGCCCCAGATACAGCGGCCAACTTCGCGTACAAACTTCTGAACGGCAAGGACTACCCGCACGTACTGGAATATATCCAAGACCTGAGAGCAGAACGAGAGCGCCGCTATGGTGTGACCACCATTGGACAGCTTGAGCGTCTGCATCAACTAAGCAGCGGGGCCGAAGAGGCTGGTCAGTTTTCCGCGGCGATCAATGCGGAGAAAATTCGCTCGGCTTTGGGTGGTCTAACGATCGATCGACGTGAGACAATCAACACCATCGATTCCCTGTCACGCGACGAAATCGAGGGGCGTCTGGCCGACCTACAAAAGCGATACCCTCAAGCCTTTCAGATCGAAGGCACAGCAAAGGACATTACACCAGATGAGCAAGGGCCCAGAGGCGAACTTTTGGAACTCAATACGATCGAACATGCCGAAGAATTGCCACGCGACAAGGATTGAAAACAAGCATGGCGGCGGTGTCCCTGATGTCCACATGGTCTGGGACGGCATGCCTTTCTGGCTCGAATTGAAGGTGAGTAACTCACAAGCAATAAAAATCCGTCCTCATCAAATCGCGTGGAACGCTGCATATTGGGCTCGTGGAGGCTCAACTTTTTACTTGGTAAAGAGGGCCAAGGACGGCGATATACTATTATTTGGGGGAGATCAGGGGCCCGAGGTCCTTGCTTTGGGGTGCCTTGCGCCTTGCGCCCTGCGCGTTGGCTCTGCGTCTGGGCTTTTTGCTGCTCTGCGCCCTGTTTTGCAGGCTAGATTGTCTTGCGCCTTGCGCCCTGCGCCTTGATCGTGATGGTATCACGCTGCGCAGCGGCGGGCAAAGGCAAAAGGACCAAGAGCCGAGGCCCTTGGTCCTTTGTTCCTTATAAAAACCCCGCAAGTTCAAAGAATGCTTTACGTTCTTTTTCTGTTCCATCTGGTTTAAGTATATCCCAAATCTCGTATATAAAAGCTAGGTCGAGGTCGTTGGATTTGCCAATAAGTTTTGCGATTTCTTTTTCCATTTTAGTGCTCCACAATTGCGATAGACTTGCCTAGGCTCGAGCCTTTGCAGAGTTTGCAGGCGGTACACTGGACGCGGCGGCCCGCCTCTTTTGATGCGGGGCATAGTGCCTCGTTCGCCTTGTCTAGTTCTCCCAAATCGGGAATGACGCGGAAGGTGCGACGCCCTGCTTTCCAGTGTGCGATTGCTTCGGCGCGATTGTCTGCGCTTTGCATCGCGATATCTGGACGCCATCCGCTTTGGTGGCTGTATGCGGTGAAGGTGTCGGCGTCTGCCAGTAGATCCGTCCACACGTCCGCGGGCACGGCTGCGGGATCCCCGTATGTCCCGACGCGAACGAACCGCCCGCGGCCCAATGCTTTGCGATCCGCGCTATTGTCTGCGGTTGGATAGACGCCGCGCAAGAATGCTTTGTAAACGATCAAGACGCCTTGGCCAAGGTTAACGTAGCACCGGCGGCCCTTGGCTTGCTTGCGCTTTGGGTCGTCGTTTACTTCGCCGCGCATG